GCAGCAACAGCTTTAAATGGCGCACAGATCACATCGTTAGTCGATCTAGTGGCTAAGGTTGGTGAAGGTTTAATACCAATGGAATCGGCCAAGGCTATTGCCCTAGCATCATTCCCATTTCTGGATCAGACTATTTTGGATTCCATCTTCTCAGGTCTGAAGATTACCCCACCCACACCCGATCCAATCCCTGCACCACAACAAAACAGCTTTGGCTTTGCTAAGTTGTTAGAAGCTGCCAGAAAACAAATCAGAAAGATTGAAGCAAACCATTTGGGAAGGATCAGCAATAAGCCTGGGGAATTCATCCCAGCCTTAGAAAAGTTTTTGGAAGCCCATCAGGAAAGGGTGCAGATCATCCTTGAACCTGTCCTTGAATTCATTCAGCCGGAATCGGGTGGTGGTGTCCGAGCTGCTGCAGATCACTGTGAAGCATTGAAGGCTGAATGGTTAGACTTAGCTGGATCAGCCACACCTAGAAATCTAAAACTTTTGGCCGATGAGAAACTTAAGAACTGGATCGATACCAAAGCTAACTGGGAGAAAGTCACATGGTTAAACTAGAAACACGATTCACCACAGAATTTAGGGTAGAGCAAGATGGAAAAAAGCTAGTGGGCTATGCTGCCAAGTTCAGCCCCAACAGGTCACAGGATCTGGGTGGATTCCTTGAACAGATTGACCCTAAAGCTTTCACAAGGTCATTGGCACAGGGTGCAGATGTCAGGGCTTTGATTAACCATGACCAAAATTTAATCCTAGGTAGATCCACCAGTGGCACACTTAATCTTACAGTGGACTCTGAGGGGTTGTTGGTTGAGATCACCCCACCTGACACCAGCTATGCAAGGGATCTCATGGTTTCGATGAGCCGAGGTGATGTTACCCAGATGTCATTCGCATTCATCACCAAAAAAGATAGCTGGGATAAAGAAGGGGATAAGAACATCAGAACCCTGCTCGATGTCGATTTGCATGATGTCAGCGCAGTAACCTATCCAGCCTATTTAAATACTGAAATAGGATTGAGATCTTTGCAGTACTATCAAGAGCTAGAGCATGAACGAGAGATGGAGATTCAAAAGAGAATGAATCTAGTGCAGATACTTAAGATTAAATAATTTAGATATCGCAAAAGGTATCTGCTACCATGGTTTCATTACTCTCTAACTGAGGATGGAACCATGGGTCATGCTGTTTTTATTGTGCTTCACTTTCTGGCATTCATGTGCGGATTCTTTGGGTTGTTCATAACCATACCCCTTCATGTGATCTATGCAACGATGGCTAATCAGAACAAGGCACCAGCACCACCACAAAACATGGGTCATTTAATTGGATTGTGTATTCGGGTGGTTCTAATATTCATTGCAGGTTTTATTGTCTTTCTTATATTGTCCCCTGTTTATATTTACCTTAAAAGCAATATCTCTTGGTTAAGGTAAGCCCCACCACATTCATCAGCCCCTAGCTAATCCCTAGGGGCTTTTTTTGTTCTTAGTTCACGCAAAGCCATTTCCCTGAACTAAGCCACATCCTTAGTTCATGATCCCGAACCTAATTGCGTGATCATCAATTAAAGCACTTGTTTCTAGCCATTCAGCATGCGGTCTTTTCCTTCATTCCATACGATTTGACACATTTCCAACCCATGTAAAAATGGGGGAAGCCTTGCAGTATTTACGCATGGTGGCCACCGGAGCATTCCGGCATGGTGCCACTGCGTATGCGGGCACCTTGAAGAACTCTTTTTCAAGGAAAAATACTTATGAGTATTTCAGAAATCAAAGCCTTGCAGCTTGATCGCATCGAGAAAGTAAACTCGATGGAAACTTTGGCAGCTAGGGCATTGACCCCAGAGGAACAAACTTCCTTTGATAATCTTGCTGCATCCGTAGCGGATATCGATGTTCGACTTGCAGTGCTTGAAGATGCTGCTGCTGGTTCTGCATCCATGCAACAGAATTCAGAAAAGCTTGAATCGGTCAAACGCAGTGTAAGAAAGTCTGCACCTATTTCAGCACCCCACTTTGTAGCTGATGTGTCAGACCGCAAAGCCAAAGCTAATCAATCCAATGCTCTTAGAGGTTGGTTCACCAAAGGCACACCTGCATTCAGAAATGAATTCGCTGCTGCTGCTAATGAAACTGGTTTGGACCTCAACAGCAATACCCTTGACCTTGGAGCTACCCGAGCTGCCCAGGGCATTGGCTCTGCTGGCATCGGTGGCGCACTCACTAATTCTGGTTTTTATGACACCCTCACAGAAGCCCTGAGAGACTATAACTCAGTTATGCAGGTTGCTACTGTTATCAGTACCAGCACTGGATCTGCACTGAATTTCCCATTGCTTGATGAAACTGGTGTGACTGGTGAACTGTTATCAGAAAACGGCACCGCAGCCCAAACTGCTTTCACCACTGCAACCAAGACCTTGAATGCGTACAAGTATTCTTCCAAACAGATTCTGACTTCCTATGAATTGTTTGAAGATTCTTTGATTGACATTGAAAGCCTTGTAGCAAAAGTGGCAGGCACACGATTGGGGAGAATTACTGAAACTCACATGAGTACCGGAACTGGATCAAGCCAGCCAACTGGCATAGTAGTGGGTGCCAATGCTTCCACTGCTGTTGCTAGTGCCACTGCAATCACTGTGGCTAACATCATGACCTTAATCGGTAATGTTGATCCAGCACACAGGGCTAGCCCTAAATGTGCATTCATGATGAACTCAACCACCATGAATCAGATTGCATCTATCCTTGATACTGCTGGAAGGCCGATCTTGGTTTCAAATTATGTTGATGCATCTGGCCGACTTCCTACCATCCTTGGCTATCCTGTTGTCTTAAACAACAACATGGCATCTGCTGCTGCTTCGACTAAGCCTATCATCTTTGGTGATCTGTCTGCTTATACTGTCCGTACTGTAGTAGGTTCTGGTGGTCTCACTTTGGTTCGCCAAAATGAAACCTATGCAGCACTTGCTCAAATCGGCTGGGTAGCATTCAGTAGGTTTGATGGTTGTGTCCTTACTGGGAACACTACCACCTATAACCCAATCTGGTCCCTATTAATGGCAGCAGGCGCATAATGAAAATAAAAATGTTAACCAGTGTGGCCAGTGCTTGGGAAGACACCAACGCTGGCTTAATCATAGATGTGCCTGATGATGTAGGTGCTGAATGGTGCAGGATTGGTTATGCCACTCCTGCCACACCAGCAGCTAAAGAAAAGGCCAGTTCCAAAGTCATACCTGAGGTAAGAGATCATGGAAATCAAGGGCAGAATTCAGGTAGTGACACCACCGACAACCGAACCTCTGACATTGTCAGAAGTAAAAAGCCATCTAAGGATTGATGGCAATTATGATGATGCGCTTTTAAATAGCTGCATCACCAGTGCAAGGATGTTTTTTGAAAGTCAGTGCGAAATATCCATAGCCAGTCAGGAAGTCTTGCTGGCCTTGGATTCTTTCGATGACATTGTTTATCTGCCAAGAGGCCCAGTCCAGTCTGTAGAAGATATCAGCTACGCAGACACCCAAAACAATACACAGACTTTGGCTAACTGGATAGAAGACCTAGTGTCTAACCCAGCGAGAATCACACCAGCTTTTAATCAGTCATGGCCAGCAACCGCAGAAGTGGTGAACGCTGTGCAGGTTAGTTACACCACTGGCTACAGTACGGCAGAACTGGTTCCTAAATTATTGAAATCTGGAATGTTATTCTATGTGGCCCATCTATATGAAAACCGATCAGCGGTCACAGATACTGATCTTAAAGAAGTTCCAATGGCAGTGGCTTCAATCGTCACGATCTACACCACAGGGATCTACCACTAATGCGACCAGGTCTATTGCAATACAGGGTGGAGATTCAGACACAGACATCAACTAGCGATGACATGGGTCAGCCTGTGATTAGTTGGGCTACATCCCAAACAAGGTGGGCAGGAATAATCCCACTCACATCCCGAGAAGGTTTCTTTGCTAAATCGGTTAGGCCAGAACTTTCCCACCGGATAACCCTTAGATGGTTTGATGGTTTAGAGCATGGGCACCGCATCAAAATGGATGCGAGAATCTTTGATATTGCATCCATCATTAATGTGGATGAAGGCAACCACACTTTGCAGGTGGACTGCGTAGAGGCGGTGAGCTAATGGGGAAATTAGATAAATCACTTTTGATTAAGAAGGGCAAGGTTTCTATTGAAGGCTTAGATGCCCTGATGCAAACCTTCAAAGATTTAACAGGTGGGAAGAGTGATGGAAAGTTAGTTAGTGCCATGCGCTTTGCTTTGCAGCCCCTGCAGAAGCAAGTGAAAGCTAATGCACCAAAACAAAGAAGCAATAAAAATAAGTCTGGCAGGACTGGCCTATTAAGGAAGTCTATTGCAGTGAAGGCTAAAAAGTTTGGCAGGGGAAGTAAAAAGAAAATATTAGGACTAGTGGGTCCAAAGTTTGGCACTTCCATCACATTAAAAAACGGTCTTAAAATTGAGCCATTTAGATATGCTCATCTTGTTGAAAGAGGGGCAGCACCGCACACAGTTTCACCAAGACGCAAAGAAAAGAACAAAAGTTTTGTGGGTCCAGTTATGCCTGGCAGATTTAAAAGCTGGCAGCACCCTGGTGCAACGGCAAAACCGTTCATGAAAACTGCACTTGCTGCTGCTGGATCACAAATATTTATTAGATTCTCAGAAAAGATGGCTGAAATTATCTCTAAAATAGGGGTAAAGAAATGATTGAATCCGATTTCTATTCCTACCTGACAGGTGAAGGATCCATCACAGCACTGCTGGGAACGAGGATCTATCCAGATGCCAGCCCGCAGAATGCAACGCTACCACTTTTGGTTTATGAAAAAACTTCTGTGGATAGGCAGATGACTTTGCGTGGGGCTACTGGTGTTTGCACTGCAAGGATAACTTGTGACATTTTTGCTGCAAGCCGTACAGTTTGCGAAACCATAGTTGAATCCATTAGACTGAGAGTAGATGGGTTTCAGGGGAACTGGAACACCACTTACATCCATCAGTCCAGATTAGATTCTGAGGATGTGGGGTGGGATCTGGAATCTGCAAAAGATACTGGGATCCACCGAGCAACGATTGATGTGGTGGTCTTATTTACTGAAACTGTAACCGACTTTTTTGGAGGCTAGAATTATGGCAGTTCAATCGACTTATGGTGTTACCCTTACTGCTGGCACTGCTGTTGCTGAAGTTATTTCTATAACTCCACCCCAGTCCAAAATCGGCAGCATTCAGGTAACCAATCTTTCCTCACCTGATCAGGTTCATACCTACATTGCAGGTTATGAAGATGCAGGGGAAATGACCTTTGAGTGCAATCTAGACGAAACAAATTTTGCAGCACTTAATGCAATTGCAGTGGCTAGAACGGAATCTGCTTTTGTAATTGCCATTCCTGCACCTATTAGCCTTTCGATTACTGTTAATGGTTTCATCACTTCAAGGGGCATCAGTTCCATTGCTGTGGGTGATGAGCTTATTAAGTGTACCTTTACTGTTAAAGTCTCGGGTATTTGTTACCCAGACTAATAGGAGTCTTTTGTTATGGCTTTATCACGATCACAGATCCTTGCAAAAAAAGACAACCTGCCTAGGCAGGAAGTTTTGGTACCCGAGTGGGAAGGATCTGTATGGGTCAGAAGTCTGACAGTGGGTGAACGAGACAGCATAGATAACGAATTCAACGCAGCACGAACAAAGGGGAAAACCCCAGAAAACTTGCGGGCACGGATGCTCATCAAGGGGTGCTGCGATGAACAAGGAAAAGCTTTATTCACTGAAGCAGATATTGCTGAAGTGAATGTGTTACCTGCCACAATCTTAGAGAAGATCTTTGATGCGATTCTTAAAATAAACCGCATAGGTGCAGGGGCAGTAGAGGATGCGGAAAAAAACTAAGGGAAAGCCCATCTAGATTATTTCTATTTAGATTGGCTGGCCACTTAAAAAAGATGGTGTCAGAGATTGAACAGGAGATGAGCCACAGTGAAATGATGGAGTGGGTGGCATTCTCTAGGATCGAACCCATAGGGGATGCAAGGTTAGATTTCCTAGCTGGATCCGTTCAGCATACCCAAGTGGCTTGCACTAGCACTAGCAAACATAAGCTAAGTGATTTTATCCCTGACTGGATGGGTGAGAGAGCAGCAGAAAATAAGCAGACCCCAGAAATGTTGGCAGCAATGTTAGGTGGGTTGGTTACTAAAAAAAGGAAATAGACATGGCTGATACAAGTCTAGGTAGAGCCAGTCTAAGTGTTACAGCAGACCTATCAGGCTTCACATCTTCCTTAGACACAGCATCCACAAAAGTTCAAGCCTTTGGTAGTAGCAGTGTAGCTGCAGCTATGGATGCCAATAAGGTTACCACCGCAACGGAAAAGGTAACGCTATCGCTCGAGCAGCTCCAACAGGCAGCAGCATCAGGTTCCATCAATGCGGCCATGTTTAAACAGACCTCTGCAGCAGCTAAGCTTGCAGTGGATCAGATGGTCTTGCTCGATGGCGCAACCCTGTTGTTGATGAAGGATGAAAACGAACTTCAATTTCAGACTGCTAAACTTCAGACAGGCTATAAAGAGCTTGAAAACAATCTGATGAAGACTGATGCAGCATTCAAGAATAATACCTTGCTAATTGAGTTGAACACCCAGAAGCAAAAGCTATTATCCCTAGAAAACAAAAATGTGATTGCATCCATGATGGCTGTGGATGATCAGGCTATAGGCTATGCAGCTAGCACCAAAACACTCAACGCAGAACTAGACATCAATGCTAGAAAGCTTGAGATTCAAGCACGACAAATGATGTTGGATACTGGCGCAACCAAAGCCCTGCATGATGAGTTAGTGAAATTAGAGGAACAGGAAAAAGCCCTGGCATTAGCTGAAGATAAAGTGAAGGGGATCAATCAGCCAGTACCGATCATTGAACCACCCAAGGTAGATACTAATACCCCTGAGTTTGTCCAGGAACAAATCAATCTAAAGAATAAGACCGACTTAGCATCCAAGGCTTTAGAATTGCAAGCACGACAAATGAACATTGATTCAGGAGCTACTAAAAAGCTTCATGATGAGATGGTCAGGTTAGAGCAGCAGGAACAGAAATTAATTGCTGCAGAGAATAAGGCCAGGGGAATTCCCCCACCCCTACCGATCAAGCCACCACCCATTCCAGAGAATAAAAACACGGCTGCCTATGTAACCAATGCTAAGAAGATGTCTGCAGAAACGGACATACTTAATAAGAAACTGGATATGCAATCTCGGCAGATGATGATAGCTGATGGTAGTGCTGCTAAGTTAGCCAGGGAATTATCAGCATTGGAAAAGGCTGAAAAGAAACTGCATGACACTGAAATAAAACTAGGACTTAGAAAACCACCAGAAGAGAAAAAATCAAAAGACTCTAAGTCTGGTATGAAAATCACCGACATGCTCGGCATCGGATTTTTCACATCCGCATTCAGCAAGATCTTTGATGGTGCATTAAATCTGGTAACTAAGATTACATCCTCTGTGATTGATCTAGGTGCCAAGGTTATTGATTCAGGCAGCAAGTTTCAGGAACTAGATAACAGGCTTAAGGCACTGACCGGATTTAAAGGGATCGCTAAAGGTTTGCAGGACATCATGAAGACTGGCCCTAGTGCCAGCTTCAATGCACTAGGTGAAGCAGCTACCCGATTAAGTCAGATGAAATTCCGACCCGATGTAGTTACTGGATTAATCAAAGACTTTAATAGACTTGGTGTAGCTTTAGGAAATCCCGAAAAGATCGTGGCACTGATCACAGATAAACTCGCAGACATGGCTAGTGAAGGTGTGGCAACTATGTCTGCCCTGGGCAAGTTGGCAGAAGAGGGTATCCCGATCTTTGAAGACATGGCAAGCAGGATGGGAATCAGTGTTGATGAGCTTA